CCTACACAAAGAATACGGGTTTACTAAATTTGAGTACGTGCATAAATTCCAAGCGTTCAGGTGCTATAAAGACGAAAAGCATCTGGATTGGATCGATATCAACGACCTATCACTGTTAAACGGTGGTCGGAATCTCGTTGTAATCCTGCTCAAGCATGGGCGGGTCAGTCCGAAAAGGGCTGTTATTCAATATCCATGGAGATAATTATGGAACAGGCCGTAGAGAGTAACGATGTTACACAAAACGACACCCTGACCTCACTGGTGGACGCTGCAGAGCCACAGTTGGGAGAGGGTGAGTACTTTTTAACCGAAGGCATTAAGGGCACAGGGGACACTCCCGAGTGGTTTAAGGCCGATAAATACAAGTCTATTGCAGACCAAGCCAAGGCATATACCGAATTGGAGAAGCGCTTTGGTGGCTTTAAAGGTGCGCCTAAAGATGGCTACCAAGCCCCTGAAGGTATTGAGCAAGACGATGCCTTGTTTGCTGAGCTAAAGACGTTTGCTGAAGAAACTAACATGTCTCAAGACGCGTTTGATCGCGCATGGGAAATACTGCAAGCCCAGTCTGAAGCTGTCGAGGAGGTATCCTTAGAAGCTGAGATGGCTAAGTTAGGCGACAATGCTACTGGTCGCATCAAGCATGTTGAGCAGTTTATGAAGAACAACCTAGACCCTGATACCTATGAGCGCTTACGTTACTCTGTTAACAGTGCTGAGTCGGTTGAATTGGTCGAGGCGTTAATCAAGTCTACTGCGCCAGCTAAGCTACCTATTGACGGTGTTGTACAGCCAGGTGGCGTGACTTGGGAAGCAATCGAAGCTGAGATGTTTAAGAAGGATGACAATGGCAACTTCTTGCGCTCTGTTGATCGCAACCATGAAGCCAAGATTCAGCGCATGATGAAAGAATTTGGAGGGGATCGACCTTATTCTAAAACCATTGGGTAGTTTGTTTTCTTATAGCTAAATGTTATTATTGATCTGTCGGATACCCATTCTTGGCCTGACAGATTATTTAAGGTTGTAGGCTGACCGAATCTGTCGGGCACTCAGTCGAAAACTTCTTAAAAGCACTATTGGAATGGTTCCAAGTGCATTGAGTTATTTTGACAATATGAGGAATTTATCATGTCAACTAATTTATCTGCTGTAGCGGTAATTGAATTTGACAGTATGGTCAAACAAGCCTACCAAGGCATGGGCCAACTAAAGAATGCAGTAACCGTCCGTAACAATGTTGTAGGTGATACCTACAAATTTCGCCGCATGGGCAAAGGTCTTGCTAACCAGAAGGCTTCTTCTGCTGATGTAACCCCAATGGATGTTGCGCACGAGTTCAAGGTGGCCACCCTGGCTAACTGGAATGCTCCTGAGTACACCGACATCTTTGACGCTGCCGAAGTTAACTTCGACGAGAAGCAAGAGCTTGCTAACGCAATTGCAGGTGCTTTGGGTCGCCGTACTGACCAGCTTGTCATTGATGCTATGGATGCCTCAACTCCGCTGACTACTGCTATTGCCGCAGGTGGTACTAACCTGACAATGGCTAAAGTTATCGAAGCTCAGGTTGCACTTCGTGACCAAGGCGTACCTAGCACTGAGTTGTTTGCTGCTATTGATGCAAATGGCTTGGGTGGTCTGTTGAATGATCAGAAGGCAACTTCTTCTGACTATCAGGCTATCAAGGCTTTGGTCTCTGGTGAGATCAACACTTTGTGCGGGTTTAACTTCATTGTTATCGAAACTCGTACCGAAGGTGGTTTGACTGTAGCAACTGACATCGTTGACTCTTGGTTCTTCCAGCGTCCCGCTGTTGGTCTTGCTATCGGTATCGACATGAAGACTGAAATTAACTACGTACCTGAGAAGACTTCTTGGCTCTCTAACGGTATGTTGAAGGCTGGCTCTGTCGTTCGCGACGAAGGTGGTCTGGTTAAAGTTCAGTACGATCGAACTGCTTAATAGCACAAGGGGGCTTCGGCCCCCATTCTTTTAAAAGGTGAGTTATGGCGAGCAAGATCGACCTAATTAGTAACGCATTAATATTAATTGGGGATACCCCTATTAACTCCCTTACTGGTGGTACTCGCGCACAGCAAGTAGCATCGAACCTGTACGACAATATCGTGCAGAATGAATTGACGAAACATCGATGGGGCTTTGCTAAGAAGAAGGCGCAGTTATCCCTAACAACTGACACCCCTGTAGACGATGAGTGGAAAAGCATATATCAATTACCCACCGATCTACTGTTTCTAATCAAGCTGTACCCGTCTACAAATTACGCCCTGTACGGTGATAAGGTGTATGCCGATACAAAGGATGCGCTGTACGCTGATTACATTTACAACGTCCCTGAATCTGAGTGGCCTGTATACTTCTCTAAGATGATTGAGTATGCGCTGGCTAGAGACTTCGCTAGCTCTATTCGTGATAGTGATTCCGCTAGACAAACTATGTCGGCTGAATACATTAACCAATCACGTATGGCCCGATACACTGATTCCCAACAATACCCCGTGGTGCCTGTAGCGTCTAATCCATTCGTCAATGTGAGGTTCTAATGTTTAATGATGACCATTTCTCACATGTAGGCGGGGCATCTAGCGCACCTAGACTTTATACCTATGAGACCACAGAAGACCGAACGATTGTATTAGGTTCAGGTTACTTCAACCAGGCTTACACTAAGCTGCAAGTTAAAGACCTGATCATTGTTAACAACTCGGTTGAGGTTTACACAGCCAAGGTTACAGCGGTATCTAAGAACAGCGTAACGGTACAGAAAACGTCATTCCTAGATCGGGAATACGCTTACTACTATTTGGACACAGAAACAGTACTTTCGCTGAATAATGACGGTGTAACGTATACCCAAGTACCCAATATGAGTGCTAACCCTGTACGTGACTTTACGCTTGACGGCGATACCTTAACGTACACAGGTGTAGGT